AGTAACATCAACGTCAGCAGTAGCCGCAGTAGTATAAGAAATTTTAGGTCTTAAAGTTCCAGCCCCTAAACCTATAACTGTAACACCAGCAACATCAAAAACAATACCAGCCGCAGCAGTTAAAGTTTCAGTGTGGCCCGGTGCAACAAATATAACATCACCATTATTAGCAGTACACTTACCTATTGCTCCGTCAATAGTAGCAAGAGCAGTAGCCCAAGTAAGACCAGTGTTAGTGTCTGCTGCTCCAGATAGACCACTGTCTACATAGAAAACATTTCCCGGAGCGAAGTTCATGTACATCCTTCCAAGACTATCAACTATGTCTCTTTCAGCACCTTTAGCCCCTACCGCTAGGCCATTAACTCCGCTTAACTTATTAAAATGTGTATATCCCATATTAACATACCTCCTTTAGGTACAAGGGGTAGGTGGAACACCCACCCCTCATTAATATTTTATATGAAACGAAATCCAAGTTTCGTTTCTTAACTTTTTACTTATGAAACAAAAATCAAGTTTTGTTTCTTAACGCAATTCTGGATTGCGTACTCTAACTCTTTTCTTACCATAGAAATATTCATTCTTGATACGTTTGAGGGTGTTTCTGGACTTGCCATACTTTTCCTCAAAAGCTTTGTAGCTTATGCCGTTTTCAATGTCCTGTAATATCTCTGGTGTTACTGGGAACTTGTTGTGCGGTTCTTTACCCACCTTAGCCTGTGACTGTTTTCTACGAGTTTCAAGAGAAGCCTTAGTACCTTGTTGTGGGTGTTCTGTACTTAAAAACTTATTATGTACTGTGATATTTGGATCCTTTCTGAAATGCTTGATCCATTTATCTTCCACTTTAATACGAGGTTTTTTATCAAACCTTACTCTCGAATCAAGGATAGTAAATGTAAAACTCTCTTCTCCATAGATAGCCCAAGACGTTTGAAGTGTAGCCACCTCATGCCTGCCTTTTCTAAGCTCTTGAAAGTGGTACTTCTCCCTAGTAGGTAAGTCCGAACTCTGCCCAACATACACTGAATTATCTCCAGAGCATCTTATTAAATAAACCCCTTTTAACATTGTATTTCCCCCTAGTCATTTGATATGAAACATGTTATCATATGACTAGAGGAAAATCAAGCTATTTTGTGGATATTTAATTTAACAACTGCTGTAAGCCTTGATTATGCTGGTTGGTTTCCATAGATGAAAAACCAGTTGGTCCAGCCCTTTGTCCATCTGCCCACAGATTTCCAAGAAAGAGTCTCAGTGTTAAAGTCTCCTTTAGCAGCATTTCCGTCTCTTTCTAGTTTTCTAGGGTCTCTTCTCATGAAGAAGTTTAAGCCCTGGCCCCCTTTCATAAGGTCTGGCTCAACTAGGAACCACTTGTCTCCAGTGATTAGTGGGTGGATCATGTAAGAGTAGTCTTTGTAGATGTTAATAGTGTTATCTCCAACAAATGCTTCTTTGTCAGAACCAAACAACTTAGCACAGTTGTCTCTTTGTTGTGGCCCTGCAATAACCATTTTACCCATGATTAGCATTTGATCGTCTCTATCATCTTTCCATTGCTCCATAGCAAGCCTTGAAGTTTCAAGACCAGCATAAGTCAATGAGTTAGTACCAGAGTTAGACTGAGCGTCTGCAGTAGGAACATTCTTATGTGAAGCAGATATAAGAGCTGCACTGTCTGGACCAGTGTAAACACCAGTAGAGAAAGCTTCATTAAAGATATGAGCAGAATTGTAAGTCAATGTCTTGTGTACTCCGTACGCAATTTGATTAACTCTATTTTTAATTCTTTCATATTCTTTATCTTCCCACATATCTCTATCAACCTTGATACCAGTAGAGTATTTAGTAGGTCTGTATTGCTTTTCAAAACCCTTCACAAATGTATCGTAAGACACACTTCCATCCCACTCAGTCATTTGCCCTGCAGCTCCCACTGTAAAGTCAGTGAATTGTGCAGTTTTCTTAGTTATGATATTAAAGATACTACTTAAGTAGTTCTCTTTGTGTTTGTGGTAAGAATCCCACACTTGGTTTATATTACCTTCTAATTCAATAAATTGTTGTTCTGTTAATGGCATATTCAATCACTCCTATCTATTAGATTTAATTAAGATGTAACTCCATACTTCTCGAACATGAAGAACATGTCCATAGTTCTTGTATCTGAATATAAGAACCTTAATACTGTTCCACCCACTGCATCAAAGTCTGGGTTCATAGCATCTGCATCTAGGTCATAGCCTAGGTAGTCTTTAGCGTATTCTCCAAGACATATGTTGATAGTATCTCCAGCCGCAAGAGCTGCTGGTAAAGTTTCAGCAAGTGTGATTGTTCCAGTAGCACCAGTGCTTGAAGCAATCTTAACAACTTTACCATTTAATGTAGAATCAGCCGCACAAGACACAATTCTGATAGATCCATTCTTTAAGAAATTATCAGTTTGTGGCATTAGTGAACTATCTACAGCAGTAGTAGTTGATCCACCAGTTAGAGTGTAAGTCTTTTGCTTACCATTCCATTTATAAACTGCAGTTGGTGAGCAAGACACTTCTAATTGAACTTGTCCATCATTAGCAGCCTTTTCATTTATTGATACTCCTAGTATTGGATCGTCAAAGTCTGCTGGTCCAGCATGAACTACAACTCCAGTCCCTTGCGTGAATTGAACAGGCTCGCCTTTCTCAATAGCAGTCGCATCAGGTATTACGAACTTCCTTACTTGTGGTTGTGGGTGTCCAGATAAATCCTTAGCCCAAGTAAATCCTTTTAAACTCATACTTATCACTCCTATCTTTTATTTTGTCTAACATACTTAGCTATCTCTCTTGGATCATTCCCAAAAGCACTAGCCATTTCCTTGCCAAAATCACTTAAATTGCTAATGTCCCCATTAACATCACCACTACTAGAAGCTGGTGAGCCCCTTCTTTTCAGACTATCCTGCATGTTGGCAATGGTCCTCTTCTCACTATTCTTAGAATGTTTATTGTAGAGTTCATCTGCCTTTTGGCCTTTGAGGTGGTAGTAAACAGTGCTTGGGTTTAAGTCTGGTCTCTCTTTTAATATGCTTTCCATTTCAGGAGCAAGGTCATTGTAGAAAGGATCTTTCTGCAACTCTCGCTTCTCATTTTGGACAAAATCAAACCTTTCTCTAACCTTCTGCTTTTCAGAGTCAATCTTGCTTTTAAGTTCAGCTTCTAGGAGCTTCTTAGCAACCGACTCGCTTACACCTTCCTCGTCTGCCTTTGCCCATACTTTGTCTGGTGAAAGGTATTCGTCTCTTAATTCTTTTTCTTGCTGCTTTTCTTCCATTTCTCTTTTCAGCTTTGTGAGCTCTGCTCTCTCAGCTTCAAGTTTAGTTCTGGCTTCTTCCTCAGCTCTCAAACGCATTTTCTTAAACTGTGCGTTCTCTTCCGGGGTCTGCCCTTCCGGTTCTTGGTGGTCAGCGACTCCACCTTCTTCGCTTAGTTCGCCGGGTGTTTCTTCTTCTGGAAGGTCCACGACACCTTCACCGTCATTCGGGTCTTCTTCCTCACTAAATAGTTGAAGATTTAAGACCAATGCTTTTAAATTATCCATATTACTCATTCCCTCCTTTTATTTAACTTCTTCCCAATCCTCTGCTAGTAGGCTTTCACAACTTAAAGGTGTTGGAAATGTTACTGCTTCGCCATCTACTTCTTTATACATATAGATAAAAGCTTCTGTCATAGGGCCTAGTTCATTTTTGAATATTGCTATATGAATATTACTTCCATGGTAGCCCCATCTTTTCCTTCTTACTGTCTTTCCTTCTTTCATTAAATCTAGTGCTTGTGAAAATGTCATTATCCTTGTCCCTGCCCTCCTGCTAATTGTTTTTGTTGTTCCTGCTGTGCGACCATTGCCATTAAGTCTTGCACTGTCTGGTCCACAACCGCTTGTATTTGTTCATTCATAATGGCCTGCACGTCTGGTGGTAGTTCTTGTAATTGTAAAGATAATTGTTTTAGTGGTTGGCCCGCTGCAGAGTTTTGCATAATCTCGTCTGCATCTGGTAGCTGCCCTTCCTCTAAAGTCTTTACAAGGTCTGCGTCTGTTAATATTCCTAGAGACTGTAACTGGAAAGCTAAGTTAGTATAGTAGTCCCTATCATCTGGTTTCTTACTTATTATAATGATCTCGACATCAAAGTCGGGAACATACTGCTCCATTCTTTGAACTGCCACTGCTGACACTTGCCCTGTCATAGGATCTATTTGCTCTTCTTGGGCTATGTCTCTAGGCCATTCGTCCATCATCATTGAGTTGTTGAAAGTTCCTTCATGTAATTTGTTTTGAGTATCTTTATATCTGAAATATCTATCCTGCGTGTAGAATTGAGCCATCAACTCTATCTTTAATCTGTTAACATCAACTAAGAAATCTTTTAGCTTGTCTGCTGCATTTTTAGTTTTTATATCAACTTTACTTGATAGCATTGACACCGCTTTATAAGGTGCATTAGCACTAGGCATTTGCCCTTGTGATACTGCTGGGTTAACTGAAACAGTCTCTACCATTCTTTGTTTATGTTCCTTATAGTTAGTAACACTTCCCGGCACTTTAACTCCGGTCCTGTCTTTAATTCCATTTATGTTATTAACTCTAAAGTACATTCCACTTCTTCCAGAGTTATCTAGGATATTCTCTAGTTGTCTCTTACTTATAGCATCACCCTCATAGAAACCTCCGCCAAGTCCTTCTTTAGACATAGCTTCTATTTCTATTTCGTCTGCTTTGTTGTGAAGTATTTGTGGTATCTTGGTATTTCTTATCTCTCCATAACCCCACTGGTTTTTTGGATCTGTATATCTGGTTCTAAATACATATGGATATTCCCCATGGTCATAAACATAAGGTGTGTACTCTACTAATATATCATTACAATAATAAGCAACGTGCACACCTTCAACTTCACCTTGGGCCATATCTAGTAGTTCTTGTTGTTTGTAGAAATCTCCTGCTATTTCTGCTC